TTTTTTCGCCAAATCCAAATGGAAGATTTTTAATAAGCTGGATACCTAATTACGATATACAGAATAGGCAGATATCAAAGAATGGTATTAAATGGCCCGGTAATGAGCATATGGGTGCTTTTGGGTGTGATAGTTATGACATATCAGGGACAACTGATGGTAGAGGATCTAAAGGCGCTTTACACGGCTTAACTAAGTTTAGTATGGAAGACGCTCCACCAAGCACATTTTTTTTAGAATATGTGGCAAGGCCTCAAACAGCTGAAATATTTTTTGAAGACGTATTGATGGCTTGTGTATTTTATGGTATGCCGCTTCTTTGTGAAAACAACAAACCAAGGCTTTTATATTATTTTAAAAGAAGAGGTTATAGAGGTTACTCAATGAATCGTCCTGATAAACTGTGGAACAAGCTATCTGTAACCGAAAGAGAAATAGGTGGAATACCTAATTCAAGTGAAGACATTAAACAAGCTCACGCTGCTGCTATTGAAATGTATATAGATAAGCACGTAGGTTTAAACGACCAAAACGAATATGGAACAATGTATTTTAATGAAACATTACAAGACTGGGCCAAATTCGATATAAATAACAGAACAAAATTTGATGCCGCTATTAGCTCAGGACTTGCTATTATGGCTTGTCACAAAGATTTATATAGACCAAATATCAGAATGGAAAGAGCACCAATTAATATAAGATTTGCTAAATATCAAATCGAAGGATCAACATCAAAAATAATAAAATAGTAATATGGCAGGAGTAGTAAATAGTTTTTTCCCAAGTCAAGTTGCAAGTGACTCTGAGAAGATGTCACGAGACTACGGGCTCCAAGTTGGAAGAGCAATTCAAAATGAGTGGTTCTCGAACAACTCTGGCGTAACTAGATTCAGAAGCAATCAAAACACATTCCATAGCTTAAGGCTATATGCAAGAGGTGAACAGCCTATACAAAAATACAAAGATGAAATGTCTATTAATGGCGATTTATCTTACCTTAATTTAGATTGGAAACCAGTACCAATATTATCAAAATTTGTTGATATTGTTGTAAATGGTATATCAGATAGATCATTTGATCTTACGGCTTATTCTCAAGATCCATACGGTGTTAGCAAACGAACTAGATATATGGAGTCTATTATAAGAGACTTACAAACAGAAGAGTTGAACGTATTTGCACAGGAAAATTTTGGTATAAACTTATTTGAAAACAATCCAGATAAATTACCAGATTCTGAAGAGGAGTTAGATTTGCATATGCAATTAAGCTATAAGCAGGGAATTGAAATAGCAGAAGAAGAGGCTTTGAATGTTATGTTTGATGAAAATAGATATGACTTAACAAAGAAAAGATATTATTACGATATAACAACACTTGGTATTGGTGCGGTTAAAAATAATTTTACGGAAGCTGAAGGTGTAACAGTAGAATATGTTGATCCAGCTTATTTAATTTATTCTTACACAGAGGACCCATATTTTCAAGACATATATTATGCAGGTGAAGTTAAATTCGTGCCCTTAAACGAGCTTAAAAAGCAGTTTCCGGACCTGTCTGAAGAGCAGATGGACCAGATACAATCGCAGGGATCACAAAATTATGGAGTTTGGAATAATAACATAAGTAATACAAACAATAATAATAGAGATCAAAACATAGTTCAGATACTTTACTTTAATTATAAAACTTACATGAATGAAGTTTACAAAGTAAAAGAGACTGCAACAGGTGCATCAAAAATAATAGTAAGAGATGATCAATTCAATCCACCTATTGAAATGTACGAGGAACAATTTGGTAAAATGTCCAGGTCACTTGAAGTCTTATATGAAGGTGTAATGGTATTGGGAACTGATATATTACTTAAATGGGAGATGGCTAAGAATATGATGCGACCAAAAAGTGATAGTTCAAAAGTTAAAATGAATTACGCTATAACAGCTCCTAGAATGTATCAAGGTAGAATAGAATCAATAGTAAGTCGTTGTACTGCTTTTGCTGATATGATACAATTAACACATTTAAAATTACAACAAGTATTACAAAGAATGATACCAGACGGTGTTTATTTAGATGCTGATGGTATAAATGAAGTTGATTTAGGTAATGGCACAAATTATAATCCCCAGGAAGCGCTTAATATGTTTTTCCAAACGGGATCTATAATAGGTAGGTCATTTACACAAGAGGGCGATATGAACCCTGGCAAAGTGCCAATACAAGAAGTTCAAACCGGAAGCGGGGGCCAAAAGCTGCAAACGCTTATATCTACTTACAATTATTATTTACAAATGATAAGAGATGTAACCGGATTAAATGAAGCAAGAGATGGCAGTACGCCAGATTCAAGAGCTTTAGTGGGTGTTCAAAAATTAGCAGCAGCTAATAGTAACACGGCGACAAGACATATACTTGATGCAGGTTTATATTTAACAAGAGAAACAGCAGAATGTTTATCTTTAAGAATATCTGATATACTTGAATACCATCCAGCAAAAGAATCATTCATTCAAAAAATAGGTGGGTTTAATGTAGCTACTTTAGATGAATTAAAAGATTTGCACTTACACGATTTTGGTATATTCTTAGAATTAACACCTGATGAAGAAGAGCAACAGCTTTTAGAAAACAATGTACAACAAGCATTATCAGCTGGGTTAATTGATTTATCTGATGCTATAGATATAAGAGAGGTTAAGAATATAAAACTGGCTAATCAATTATTGAAAGTTAGGCAAAAGAAACGTCAAGAAAGATTACAACAAGAACAGCAAGCAAATATACAGGCTCAAGCTCAAGCAAACGCACAAGCCCAACAAGTAGCAGCACAGGCTGAAATACAAAAAGATCAAGCATTATTTCAAACTAAATCTCAATTAGAGCAATTAAAGGGTCAAATTGAACAGCAAAGAATAGGTGTTGAAGTTGGTGCTAAAAAAGAATTGATGGCTTTGGAATTTCAATACAACATGCAGCTTAAAGGCATAGAAGTTCAGAACGCTAAAGACAAAGAAAAAGAAATAGAAGATCGAAAAGATCAACGTACAAGAATACAAGGTACACAGCAAAGTGAAATGATTGCACAAAGAAAAAACGATACACCACCAACTAACTTCGAATCAGGAGGAAATGACACAATGGGAGGTGGATTTGGCTTAGGTGCTTTTGATCCTAGGTAATAATAATAGTAACAATTATATAATATTTTATCATGTCAAAAATTAAAACAGAAGGTAGCTTTAAGATTAAAGCCCCTGAAAAAAAAGAACCAGTAGCTGAACAAATTAAAAAAGCTCCTGAAGAAGTTAAAGCTGAACCTCAGCCAAAAGTTAATTCACCGGTTTCAATTAATGAAGAGAGTGGCGGTATTAAATTAGATTTAACTCAACTTAATAAACCACAAGAAGATGCCAATAAAGAGCAAGAAACAACAGACGTGGCTTCAGATAAACAAGCCGAACCTGTACAAGAAGTGGAAAAAGAAGTACCACAACAACCAGAGCCCGTTCAAGCTGAAGAATCCGTTCTTGAAGAAATAACAGACGAAGAGGTTGAAGAAAAAACAGAAGAGTTAAAAGAAGAAATAGAACAAGCTGTTCAACAGTCACAAGACACCGCAGAGCCTTTGCCAGAAAACATACAGAAAGTTGTAGAGTTTATGCAAGAAACCGGTGGAAGTTTAGAGGATTATGTAAAGCTTAATCAAGACTATAGCTCTTTAAATGAGAATCAATTACTAAGAGAGTACTATGAAAACACTAGACCTCATTTAGATAAAGAAGACATTGATTTTCTTATGGAAGATAAATTTTCTTATGACGAAGAAGTTGATGATGAAAGAGAAATAAGACGTAAGAAGATATCACAAAGAGAAGAATTAGCTAAAGCTAAAAACCATTTAGACGGTTTAAAGTCTAAATATTATAAAGAAATAAAATCGGGTTCTAAATTAGCGCCTGAGCAACAAAAAGCGGTAGATTTTTTCAATCGCTATACAAAAGAAAACGAGGAGGCAACTCGAGTAGCTGAGAAGCAAACAGAAGTGTTTTTAAATAAAACGAGTAATGTTTTTGGTGATGATTTCAAAGGTTTTGATTATCAAGTCGGAGACAAAAAATACCGTTTTAAAGTTAAAGACGCTAATTCCATTAAAGAAAACCAAAGCGATATTAACAATTTTGTCAAGAAGTTCTTGAATGAAAAAAACGAAATGTCAGATGCCAAAGGTTATCACAAAGGATTATTCACAGCTATGAATGCAGACTCAATTGCAAATCACTTTTATGAGCAAGGCAAAGCCGACGCTATGAAAGATAGTATGGCAAAAAGTAAAAACGTACAGATGGGAGCGAGAGGCGTTCATCAAGAAGTTAAAACTGCCAACGGGTTTACAGTTAGATCAGTCGATTCAGGAAGTGCCGATTCAAAATTACGAATTAAAACTTTTAAACATTTAAAATAATTTATTATGGCATTTGATGTAGCGCCAGCAACGTTGGCAAATTTAAACCACCTTACACCGAGACCAGTGAAGGGGCTGTTTGGAGATAACTATTTATCTTTAGCAGATATGGACTGGACTCAACAATTTTTACCCGAAGTTTATGAGAAAGAAGTAGAGAGATACGGTAACCGTACTATCACTGGATTCTTAAGAATGGTAGGAGCAGAGATGCCTATGGCATCAGATCAAGTAGTTTGGTCGGAACAAGGAAGATTGCACATTGCGTATGACACAGCAACATCGCCTGCCGCAGGTGGAGCAGCTGGATCACAAACAATTTCTTTACCTTCACCAGGTGCAGATGGAAAAGTTCCATTACTTGGACCAGGTATGACAATAGTTATATCATTAAAAGCAGGTGGTAATGTAGTAAACAAAGCTTTCGTTAAGTCTTTAGGGGCTTTAGCAGGTGGTTTACAAACATACAACATCGAAGTATATGATAATGCTAACAGATTGCTTACACCGGCTCTTGCGGGAGCTGTAGCAGGAGCGCCTCTTAGCTTATTCGTATATGGTTCTGAATATGGTAAAGGATCTTCATTAGCTGGTAATTCAGTTGATGCATCTTTTACAACTTTCAGTAACAAACCAATCATTTTAAGAGACAAGTATGAGGTTAACGGTTCAGACGTTGCTCAAATTGGATGGGTTGAAGTTACTACTGAAATAGGAACTGGTGGATACTTATGGTACTTAAAATCTGAGCATGAGTCAAGAATTAGATTCGAAGACTACTTAGAAATGAGTATGGTTGAAGCAGAAAATGCAGCTACTCCATTTACGAATGCGGCAGGAGCTACACTTTCAGGTATGCAAGGATTATTCTCTACACTAGAAGAAAGAGGATTAGTATGGTCAGGAACTGATTTTGCAACAGTAGGTGCAGGAACAGGGATCGACGCATTTGATACAATCTTACAAGAGCTAGATAAGCAGGGAGCTATTGAGGAAAACATGATGTTCTTAGATAGAGCTACGTCTCTAGGTATTGATGACATGTTAGCTGCTCAAAATTCTTACGGAGCTGGAGGTACATCTTACGGTGTATTTGACAACTCTGAAGATATGGCACTAAACCTTGGATTCTCTGGATTCAGAAGAGGAGCTTACGATTTCTACAAGACAGACTGGAAATATTTAAATGATTCTACAACTCGTGGATTAATTAACGATATTAAAGGTGTTATTGTACCGGCTGGAACTTCTACAGTTTACGACCAACAATTAGGACAAAACATTTCAAGACCTTTCTTACACATCAGATACAGAGCTTCTGAAGCTGATGACAGAAGATTAAAATCTTGGGTGACTGGTTCAGTTGGCGGAAACTATACAAGCGACGCGGATGTTATGAATGTGCATTTCTTATCAGAAAGAACAATGTGTACTCAAGCAGCGAACAACTTCGTATTATTAAAAGCTTAGGCTGACTATCAAGTAGTGGTTACCCTCGTTGAATTGACGGGGGTAATTATTACTCTTATTAACATTTATATTATATTATATCATGGCTAAAAAAGCACAAGCAGAAGCTATTGAGGTTGCACCTCAAAAAATAAAAATACCTGAAGTAAAAAAAGATACTTGGGTAATTAAAGATAGATTGTATGAACTTGTCACAGGTAAAGAACCTTTGGTATATTCTATAGCAACAGCACATTCAAGAGTTAAATCACTACTTTGGTTTGATGAAGAAAAAGGGTATCAAAGAGAATTAAGGTACGCAACCAACCAAAGATCACCATTCGTTGACGAACAAAAAGGTCAAGTTATAATGGGAAGAATCATTTTTAGAAATGGTAAGTTATCAGTGAAAAAAGAAGATGTTGCATTACAAAAATTACTATCATTATATCACCCAGATTTGGGTTTAATATATAAAGAATATAAACCTCAACAAGTTGCCACTAATGAAGTGGAATGGATTGAGTTTGAATTACAAGCATTAAATATGGCTAAAGGATTATCCTTAGAAGATGCTGAAGCTATATTGCGTGTAGAAGTTGGAGAACAAGTAAATACATTATCATCGTCTGAATTAAAAAGAGATGTATTAATATTTGCTAGAAAAAATCCTCAACTATTCCTTGAATTAGCAACAGACGACAATACTCAGTTAAGAAACTTTGGTATTAAAGCTGTTGAAGCAGGAATATTAAATTTATCACAAGACCAAAGAACATTCACTTACGGTGGGAATGGTCGAAAAGTAATGACTGTACCATTTGATGAGCATCCTTATTCAGCTCTATCAGCATTCTTTAAAACAGATGAGGGTATGGAAATATACAAAGCAATTGAAAAAAGACTTTAATAGTCACCTTATAGTAATAGGCTACTAAACGGTGGCCTATTATTATAATAATAAAAAATAAATTATGGCTGTAAGCGTAGATACTGTATATCAAAGAGTATTAGCAATACTTAATAAAGAGCAAAGAGGGTATGTTACTCCTCAGGAATTTAATCTATTTGCTAATCAAGCTCAATTAGATATATTCGAACAATACTTTTATGATATTAATCAGTTTGGAAGAGTGCCTGGTAATGATACCGAGTTTTCCGATATGCTTAACATCCTTAATGAAAAGATTAACATATTCGAAAAAAATGGGCCTATGACTTATAGCGCTCAAAACTATTGGACAGCGCCCGCTGATCTATATAGATTAGGTACTATTGTTTATGCAAACACAGTATCATCCCTTTCATTATATCCAACACCAAATACTGTAGTAAATACAACGACTCTTGTTGAAGCGGAACGTACAAACTACAATGAATACTTAATGATTAATCAATCCGAGTATTTAAAACCCACTAACGCAAGACCTGTTTTTGTAGCTAGCGATGCTGGCTATAAAGTATACGGCTCAGCTGGTGAGTTAATTACTGGTGTAACATGTAATTATATAAAAGTGCCGTCAGAGGTAGCGTGGGGATATCAAATGGTATATGGAGAGGCTCTATATGATGCTACAACCGCTGTTAACTTTGAATTACACGAATCTGAAGAAACTGAACTAGTTATTAAGATATTAGCTTTTGCAGGATTATCAACTAAGCAAATAGAAATATACCAAGTAGCTAATAGCATAGAGGCACAAACTACACAACAAGAAAAACAATAATAGATGGCATTAATAAATAAAACACAAGAAGAATATTATTTAGGGCCAGACGGTGTTTGGGACAGTAATGACGAAAACTACGGTGGCTATCAATTTGTAAGCATATCAGATATTATAAATAATTTTATGGTTGTTTATGTTGGTCAAGAAAAAATAATTACAAAAGTTAAAAGAACAGATGTTGCATTCCATGCTCAACAAGCTATACAAGAATTTAGTTTTGATACTTTGCCACAAGAGAAGTCTGTGGAAATCGAGTGTCCTCCTGGCTTATATATGGTTATGCCTCAGGATTATGTTAACTATACTAAATTATCTTGGGTAGATAATAAGGGTATCGAAAGAATAATATATAGAACAGATTTAACTAGTAACCCGTTGCCTTACGCGCAGGATAATAATTATGAATACATATTTGATGAAGACGGTGAAGTTGCATATCCTCAGCCATCTGAAACATTAAGAAGATGGAAAGATAACAGCAGATACCCATTAGGTGATTCTAAAAATGGGTGGAACGCATGGCAAAACAATCCAGATTTATTAAATCTTTATGCTTATGGCGGTAGATATGGAATAAATCCAGAACAAACACAGGCAAATGGTGTATTTTATATAGACCAAAAGAAAGGTATGATAAGATTCAGCTCAAACTTAGTTGGTAAAATCGTAACTTTAAAATATATAAGCGATGGATTAGGCAGTGATGAAGATATGACTGTACACAAATTTGCTATTGATGCAATATATAAA